GTAATCCGCTCAAAGTGGTAAATGTCGTAGAAATTCGTCCCATCATAGGTCTCTTGGACAACTACGTCCATGGTTGGTGAGGTGCCTGTAACGGCTCCGACGTTTACCAAGAATGAAACAGATTGCTGGTTGGTAGTTGCTACGTTTGCTGAAGTTGAGGTACTTGTAGTTGCGGCTGATGCAATATCGGTAGTAGTTGCAGATGCAAGGTTGTCAGAAGTGACTGACCCAACAGTTGTCACCGTGGCGCAAGTTGTTACAGTTGCGACCGTGGTCAAAGTTCCAGAAGCCACGGCAATGGCGTTAGTAGTACCCACTGGAGCATTATATGTCCATGAAGTAGCCACAGTTGCTCGGAGAACTGTTGTAATTGTACCTGAGGTGTATGCACTAGGGTTAACCCGTACTTGAGCGCATCCAGCACACTGTACTAACCAAGCACCTGGACCAGTAGTTGAAGTTACAAGGTTAGTATTTTGCGCAGATCCATATGGAATTGCTTGTAGAGAAATCCAGTTAGTTCCATCAATAGTTCCTTGAAACTGTAATGTAGCTGTAAATGTACCTCTAAGATCAATTACAGCGGCAGTATAGCCTCCCATTGATAAGGTAGTTGATCCACCTAATGAGGTAATGCTTCCAAATACCGCAGGAGCATTGGGCGCTACGGGTACAATTTGATCACTGGCAATTACTACTGGCTGAGATAAGGAGCTTGATGTCGATCCAAGGGAAGGCGTTTTTGTGTTGATCGAAGTGAGCGAAGCGTCAATTGAAGTCAGAACTGCGTTCCCCGTGGTCTGAAGCGCTGAAGTTGATGCTCCAGTTGGAAGCGCAGAGCTTGAAATCGTTGCATCTGTAACAAGTGATCCTGACGGATTCACCTTTACGTTGACGTATCCGCCCCCACCACCAGTAGTTACCCCGGTAATAACCGAACGATTCAAAGCGGCAAGAGACTGATCTGTTAGAGTTGCGGTAATAGGGCTATACGAAGAACTCGTTCCACCCGCCCAGCAAGCAGTTGCAATAGTCAGGACTTCTGCACCTGATACAGTCTTTGCGCAATCAATCGTCATCGGCAAGTTAGGTACTGTCAGTGAAGGATTGAAGTCGATGTTTGGTTGCTTGATCGTGTGATAATTTACCCAGATACCATCTGGCGAGTAGACATCAAAAAGAATACAAGCTGATCCAAGCCAAGCAAAGCGAATGCGAAAAAGGTTACTTTTAGTAAAATCAATCGCTTCTGGAATATTGTTCCGAGTAAATTTAGATGCTGGGTTTCCATCTAAAAGATCGCCGTTCCAAACGGTTCGAGAAGTAAATGTATCTGAGGCTGCGGTTCTTTTGGTAACTCCAAAGTTTGTACCACTATACCCAATAAAAAATCCGTTATTGGTATCGTAAATCCCAATGCGCTGATAGGAGTTGGCAGTTCTAGACCCGCCGCTTACAGTAAATGCGGCAGAAAAGTAAGAGTAAAGCTCATTGGCAGCTCTGTATTGAACGATCCCGACTGAAACACCCTTAGCTGAAGATGTCGCTGTTGAGGATGTAGCATAGAGCGAATGCCCATTGCTTGCAGTAATAGTACCGTTGTTGTTCGTGTTGGTAATAAGCGTTGAGCTGGGTACAGAGTTGAAATCAATTTCAATCTGATTGTATCGGCTGCCACTAACAGCAGATCCAAGTACATCGATGTTTGGGGCCACAGTCGATGCAGATCCAGAAGAAATGGTGACGTTGTTAGCAAGCGGAGCAACTTGAGAGAAACGACATACAGCTTGAGCAGATCCACCCGTAAGAGTAGTTACTACTCGAATACGAAGATATCTACCCGTCATTGTTCCTACATAAATATAAGAGGAAGCCGTGGCAGTAATTGCTGAGGTGATGATTACGCCAGTTGTAAGCGACTGATTACTAACAGCTAAAGGTTGCCAATTAGTATTATCGTTTGATGTTTCAAAAATAAAAGTTCCGGCTGTGGCAGTGCTTACAATCTGAATAGAAAAATATCTGTACCCATTTAGGTCGCTAGATAAGGCACTATTCGTAATCATGTTGTTTACAATGGCAGTTACACCAGCAACTCCACTAAACGCATAATCACCCAGAGCCATCCTCTGTGCACCACCACCAATTATCCCGTTTCCATACTCTAATGCGAATCCAGTAGATGTGTATTGATTGGATGCGGTTCTGATTGTGTTGGCAGAGCTTGCCCCTTGATTATAATCAATCACGTTTCCAGATGAAGATGCTAGGCCAGTCGGTAATGGGTTGGCGGTTGAGACTGGGGCTCCTGCAACATAGGTCATGTCGACGGGTTGAATGATTGAAGACCCGGTAATGGTCACTGGAATAGTTGCAGTCGCTGAAAACGAATCAACATCAACCTTGAGGTTGTTTGTCATCGGGTCCATGTTTGGAGCGACCAAATTACCGCCGTTGATAAAACCCATGGAAAGGGCTGCATTATATCCGGAAGTTGTAGAGCTTGGGAGAGGAAGGGTGAGCTGTCCACCAAAGGAGGAGTTCAAAAGGTTAATGTCGAGCCCTTCCCGGCCCGTAATCGGATCGGTAGAGGAAAGAATCGGCTGTGTACCCGTACCGTCATAGGTCGCGCTTGGGGAATTTGCCAGGTCATAAATGATTTGAAGCTCTGAGCCAGTGAACGGAGTTGTATTGTAGGAAAGAAATAGCGTTGGTGCTGCGTAACTTCCGCCGTATCCCGATGATGTTCCGGAAGTTGTGTAAATGATTTGTCCTGCGGTGACATCAATAATTGCGTAAAGTCTTGAAAAGTTGAAAACCTCACCCGTTGCGGTAGTGAAATTCGTAAAATCGACTTGCTGAGAGAAAGGAATGTAATTATATGAACTTGCGGGAAGAATTGTTTTAGCCATTTGTCACCCAAATACCAATGCGTTAATGATCGTCAAGATCGTGTTATCAGACGCGGCTGTAACCCGGCCCGCGCTGTCGATTGTTGCCTTTAAAATTGGATAGGTGCCTGCAACTGCTCCAGATGCACCTAAAATTATATCCACAGTATCTGTAAGCGCAGTACCAGTAATTGAAATACTTCCATCAGAAGAAGTGTACGTAAGAATATCGCTTGAACCTGAAGCGGTGGGATAGGTCCCAAATGGGGTCTGAATAATCCCAAAGGCAGGACCACCTGTCCCACCGCCAGATCCGAAAAATCCCCATACTAATGGAAATGGGGCATAACTCATCAGTAAGCCCCAGAGGAGTATACGATGTTAAGAACCTGACCTGCGGCACTTCCGATAATGTACCAATCAGTAGAGATATGGCTTGGAAGTACGGTATTGGCACCCGCAACCAATTCAATCCCGGCACCACCGGCGGTTACTCCAGAGGAAGTACCAATGGTGATTCTTCCAGTATTAGTTGAAAGAGCTTGTACAAAAATTTGTTCGGGGGTTTTTACAGCATCTCCAAGCACAATCGGTGAAAGAACTGCGGCAGTACCGCCCACCGTTTGTTGCTTTGCAGTATTGTTTTTAAACTTTGAACTTACAGTAAGTGACAGTGCTGGCATAGTTTCTCCTTGTTAAATAAAGGGCAGGGATACAGCGTACCCCTGCCCTTAGAATCAATTAGTAGCTGATCCCGAAGATAATACCGTTCTTCTTAGGCTGTTGTACAACGAATTCACCGAACAAGCAGTGATCGACGATGTACTGGAATCCGGAAGTGTTACGCACTTCGAAGAATTCCTTGCCATCTGGAGCACGACGACGACGGATACCGCCGTTGGTGTAGAACTTGATGGTGCTCAGATCGAGAAGCATGATCTTGTCATCATCCATCTCCTGAACAGCGTTAAGTTCCAAGGTTCCAGCGAAACCGCCGATGCTGATCGCGTCGTACGCGTAGGCTTCGGTTTTCTTCGCATTAGGAATCACGTTGAACGCGCCCTTTTGAGTTTCAAGAGCCTTCAAGCAAGAACCGTAGTTCTTGTAGCTCATGACCACTTTAAACGGCTTACCACCGCCGAGACGACGAACAGTCACGTATGCGTCGAAAATCTGAGACAGAATATTCGATGCAGTGATTGAAGATCCCGATACGTTGATTGCCTGAGTGAATGGATATGCAGTCTTAGCAACACCCATGATGTTGGTCGCACCGCCGTTGGCAAGTGAAAGCAACTGATTCGGGAGGTTGTCAAAACCGTTAGACTGCTGACCATCGTTATAAAGCACCGCGTTTTGAGCTACGGTGTAAGCAGACAAGTCAACTCCAGTAGAACCACCACGTGCAGTAACAATCAAAAGAACGCCAGTGTTCATGTTGATGGTGCTGACGTATCCAGATACAGGAGAAGAATCGTCATCATCAACAGAAACCTTCATTCCGATTTGGAAACGGTCTGGTTGAGCAACAGTAATGTTACCACCAACAGTTCCGTTTGCAGTTGCTTTAGCAACAGCGTTACCAGTCAAAAGGTTCTGAGAGATCATGCCGGAGAGATAATCCGCATGGCGCATAATCGCGTCAGGGATGATCTTCAGGAAGTTCTGCTCAGAGAGCTTTCCGTGCTGAAGGAGATCGGTTTCGTTGAACAGCATCGAACCCCAAACTTCTTTATACGCAGATACTTGACCGCGAACAGAGAGTTCTTCCGCAATATCGCTAGATGCTGCGAGAGATCCGAAGGTCACAGTTGAACCAACTGCGCCAAGGAATGGGATTACAAGATTTCCGCCCAACCAGGAGTCGTCTTGTTCGATGTTTTGGAGTGCCCAGTTACGCTTCTTGAGTTCGTCCAGGAGCAGTTTCTCCGGGAGGTACTCATTCAGCATATTGCTAAATGTACGTGAAGTAGCCATTGTTTTCGTTTCCTTTCCCTATTGGGAATTAATTAGTAGTTTTGACCTTGAATCGCGGCTTTCGCCAACTTTTTAAGATCATCGATTGATTTTACTTGTGGTGCAACTGGGGAGCTTGCCTTTCCCGACACCGAAGGGAGTGTTGGTTTACCACCCACCTTTTGCGCTACTCCGGACGCTTGCCCTCCGTTTTGGGAGTTCCAAGCTACCAGTTTCGCCAACTCTTGAACTGCTTCCGGAACAGTCAGATCTCTTCCTGTGGTGTTAGCCACTGCTGCTGCTCTCAGAATCACTTCGTTTTTAAATGCACCAGGTTGTCCTACCCGTGCATCGTAACTTTCTGCGAGAGACTTGTATTCTGGTGATCCAATCACCGAATCAAGCTCAGAAACTCGCTGTTGAAGGGCTTGTTGCTGCTTATAGCTTTCAAACTCACCCACCTTGGCTTGCATCTCTTCATACTGTTCTTGCATGCTAGAGAGCTGTCTCTGATACTCGCTGTTTTTAGTATAAAGTTGCTGTTGTTCTTGTGGCAAGTCCTGAATTTGGAGCTTGTTATAGATCCACTGTTGGATTGCCTGTTCTGGGATATTAATAGAGCTAAAAAAGCTGTCAAAGTCCCCGCCCTGAACATATTTCGACAGTTTATCCAAGTTTTTGGACACCGTCTCATATTTACCGTTCACATCCTGATACTTAGAATGAGCGTCTTTGTACTTTTGCTTGATCGTGTCAAAAGCAAACGAACGCTCGAAGACTTCTTTAAAGTTCTTCTCATTCTCTTGGTTGATATAAGACCGAAAATTCTCCGGAATCTCATATTCATTGTCGTACGCCTTAACTTTATAGTTAGGGCTCCAAGCCTGTGCAGGAGCAGTGGAAGTTTCCGGAGCGGATGCTACCGGGGCTTCTGGACTCGATGACGCGGGGGCTTCAGGTGCTGGTGTTGAACTGACTTCCTGTACTACTTCACTACTTTCCATGTTTTCCATGTGTTCCTTGTGGGTAATTGGCCCTTACCCTTGGGGTTTAAGCATAGGCTGAGATGATTGTGGCATCCCAGCCTGTGCCTGTGGTTGTGATGGAGAATTTGGGTGCATTGATGCGGCGGTCTGCGCAACGATGGACTGTTGCTGTTGCAAAATACTCGATTGGGTTGCGCCTTGCTCTTCAAGACGCTTAAGAAGCCATGTCAAAGCATCGTAAGGAACCCGTGCTCGCATAGTTTTAGAGGTATTGCTTGGGTCTGGAACATAAATGTCACAAACGACTGCCATGCCGGACATAGGAATAAAGCCTTGTGCTGCTTCCTGAATCTGCTGTTGTTCCTGAGCATCAAGATTGATCAACTGCTGAATAGCCTGTTGATACATCTGCTGAATTTGTGGCGCAAGAAACTTAAAATCTGCCTTACGGGTACGGGTAGTAAGACGCTTAATCAAATACTTCTTATCATCGTACATGGATGGCTCCATGTACTGACCACGATCCAACGCCAAAATCATGTTGGTTCCGTTATCGAAGTCCATCGTCAAATCTTCCGACGCGAGGTCATTATTCGCATACGGAGAAGTGCGAATGATCTTACCAATATCCTTCGGATCAAGATTAGACCCTACATACTGCATGATCTGATTGAAGGTAAGCTGTTTACCAAGACGAGTCTCCATGTCCTCAGTCCCTGGCTCAAGCCGGATCGTGTAGAACAACGGAGAAGTGTTCTTAAACTCAGCCACATTGATTAGCTCTGCCCGACCAATAGCCGGGACGAGGTTCTGCTCAGTGTAATACTGTTTCGCAAGTTCTAGGGTTTTCTCACAGAAATCAATCAAGTACCGCTCGATCTTTGAGGTGTACACAGAGAATTTTTTCTTCTGCTGAATGCTCATGAAAAGCATAGTGTACGGATCTAGATTGGTCTGCTTCTCTTGGAGCTCTTCCTGAAGATTTGCGATCACGTAGAACTGATCGATCATCTGAGTAATATACGGAAGATACTGATCTCCAGTACGGCCAGGAATAACAGTAGGAGCAGCACCAGAATACGAAAGCACCCGAACGCCTGGCTGAAGCCCACCATTTGCTACCTTGGTTCCTGCTTGTACTGCGAGCTTGTCATCCCCAAGAGTTACCTGATGGGTAGCAGTCTGACTTACGGCTCGGTTGATTTCACCTTGGATTGGACGAAGTTGTTTGATGAATGAGTAACAGCGAGGAGAAGTAGGGATTTCATCCATCCCAGCAAAGATGATCGGGAATACGCCATAAGGAAGCTCACCTTCCCAAAGAATTCCCTGCATCGTGTAAATGAAATAGTAGCCGTTCGGGAAATTGATCGAAGGCCGAATGTACATTTCAAGCACAAGGCATTGATTATTAGACTTTTCGTAAGTCGATCCATTTCCATCAAATACAAGGTACGTCTCGTCCTTGCTCTCCTGAATAAGTTTCTGCTTTTCTTCGTCATTTCCAACGCGAGTGCGAAGATCGTCAATGTTAACCATCTTGCGATAGCCAATGAACCAAGAATCTTCCATGGACTTTGCTTCACCCGCTCGGAAGATGTTAAATCCAAAGATACGCTCAAATACGAAGTCCCCAGAAAACAAAGGCTTGGACTTATCGATCTGCTGTTGGCCCATTTCGTCCATTACAGGCTGACCCATCTCATCTACGGCTGGAGCATATCCAACCTGCTTGCCCTTGGTTTCGTCCCAATAAATCTTATGACACACTTCACCCACACGAATGAAGTCCTGCACAATCTCCCGAACCTTATCATTCCAGCGATGGCGGTCCTTGATGTCGCGCCATACAGAGTTATTAAGCTCGGCCGATTTCTGGTCCTGAAGCTCGTTCTGGTTTTTAGGAAGCGGGGCAACGCCGGGCGAATACGAGATGATGTTGTTCTCGTAAATCTTACAGATACGCTGAATGTGATTAATAGTCAGACGGATTTTTTGCTCTTCCGTGAGCCTCTGGTCATCCCTAACACGGTTCCAGAACCGTGAGCCTTTACGAGCATAGTGGGAACCAGCCACAAGCAAAAGGTTAGAGCGCTGTTCCGCATACAAATGATTGTCTGCATTCTCGCCATCTTTATAAAGTCTAACCAGTTCGCCGTGATCTAATTTTTTCATTCTACAACCCTTTGACGGAGGAGATTTTCATACTCAAGAGGATCATCAAGAAGCATCTGCTCAAGTGTGCTTTGTTTGATCAATGACTCTTCATTAGTAAGAGAAGCCCTGGCCTGGGAATCTTGCGCTGCTTTTACTTCAAGCGGAACGAAAACGGGCTCTGTGGTTGGAGCCTTATCTACCTGGAGGAAGCTCAGTTCCAGTCCCCCATAAGAGAACTTAGCCACTCCATTGCGACTACATGACTCTATAATATCAGTAATTGACTTTGTGTCAAAAGAAGTCGTCATAGTCGGAGAGGTCGGTTCCGTAGGAGTCATTCCAAAATTTAATTTCATCTTGTACCTCATTAAAGCCCGAATCGGACTTTGGTGCAAACATTCTTATTCGATCCCTGTTTCTTTCAATATGCGCCGTCTCATGGGCACTCAGCTTCCTCCCCACCATCGACGTATCTCTAACCGGGGTGAACCCGATATGCGAGAAGTCGAACGGGATCTTCGTCAGTGCATAACGCATTGAGTCCACCGAGTCGTCCTTAGCCTTCCGCTTATCCGTGCCAAGCTGAAGCGTAGTCAATTCCGCAATGATCGGGTTACACTCAAACGAGCTGTCTACCTCAAGCATCCCGTTCTTAAACAGCACGTTGATGATCTGCTCCCCTACATCGTGCTTCTTCTCCGCTGGGATAAAGCTAAGCCCCATCCGATCCGTAATCGTCTTAAAGTCCTTGGCATGGTAGTCATAGAACGCCGCTGTCACAGCTAAATCCTGACTAAGCTCCATATACTTCGATGCCACATCCGACATTGTATATACCTTGTCGTCCCCCCGCCAATGCCGAAACACCCGGCCATATCGATAATCTGGCCTCACCGCCACGAACGTAATAGCGCTCGGATGGTTCTCATCCCCACCAGCACCAATATCCACACCCACATAAATCGACCAATGCGCCGGAATCTGTATCGGAGGCTGTACGTTCTTGGCCCGATCAAAACTCGGGTACTTCAATCCTTCATCTTTGACAAAGCGACCATAGACCCGCCGTTGCACTTCGGCCTCGGACTTACACATTGCGATGGTTCGGAGGACTTTCTCATTAGTCCAATGAGAAGGACTACCATCCAGAAAATACTGACAATCAAATAGCGAAGCCCGTAGCTTCTTAGCAAATGGCATTTCCTCCTTCTCCCCACTCTTGGGCTCCATGCACAACCGCCACCACTCCTGACCAAGTGTAGCAGTGAACACCATCGAGAACATCCCATCTACCGCATTTCTTCTAAAGTTGATCTCATCCCACAGCTCTATGGGCAATTCCTCGTCGCAAGCCACATAATCCACCGTGCCCGACTGAAGATGCTGAGCATCCTGAGCGTAAGTCTTAAAGTAGAGCGCGACTCCGCTGTTAAAGTAGATCGCCGAGATGTCCCCCCGGTTCTTAAACTCCGCCCTCCAGCCGTACTGCGGGTCGTCCTTGAAGTCATCCTTGGGCAATATGTCGGGCTTCCATTTCGTATGGAACTCCGCTGTTGCAATCTGCGCAGTCGGGTACAAATACCAAAACTGCCTTGGCGTTCTTCTGAACCGGTTGGGCCAAGCCTGTACATTAGTCGCATAGTCTACAATCTTCCGAATCTGCGTGGTCGATTTACCCAACTGGTTCGCGGCCGTGAGCAATATGGTCTTATCGTTCGAGTCCAAGAACTCCCGAGACCAAGCATAGTCCTTGAACCCATAGATGTGCGGAAGCCCACGCATGAGCTTTGCCTTCTCTTCGAGAAGTTTGAGCTTCTCTAGCTTGATGTCCCTGATCGAGTCTTCTGTGCTCAAACGATCTCCCCGTCCTTGAGTTTCTGAAACGAGGCTACGATCGGTTCGGGGGACTTCACCGTCTCCGTTACCGAGTCATATCCAATCCCCGGAACCGCTTGCATCTCCTTCTCAAGAGCCGCAATCTTTGCGTCTATGTCCCCAGTGAGCTTGCTGATGTCCATGGACTTGGTGCTTGATGCTGCTTGGAACACGTTCGTGTAGCTGTTTTCCTGCTTCATAAGGGTCAGGTTCTTCGTCTCGGATCGTTGGACGTAGCCACCTTTGGCTCGGAGGTCCACCATAGCCGCTGCCTTCAGCACAAGCTCAATGATCTTAGCGTCCTGAACAGACCCATCAGCTTTCTCCAACGGAAGGTTTAAAACGTCCCGAATCCTCCGAGTCGATAGATTCAAAAGCCCCCGCATCACCGCTTCGTACTCCGGTGGACGGCAGAGGATATAAGCCACCACATGAGGGGACTCTCTAAGCATACTGTGGAACTGGTTTCTGCTTACTATCCCAAGATAGATGTTCGACTGATTCATCACCTCATTCCGGGTAGCCGATACTCGGTCATGCTCCATCCAGAAGTTATTGCGCATGGCTTCGACTGCGGCCGTTGGGGTGTAGTTATAGCGAGCCTTCAGGATGCCTAATAGAGCTTCCTCTTCGACATGGACGAGTTCTTCGGGGACACTGAGGACGGCTTCTTTAACGCCTTCTGGGAGCAAGTTTAAGAAGGATCGGGGGTCCTCGATCTGCTCGATGTAGGTATTGAAGGTGAGCTCTTTTTGGATCGTGGCTCCTTCTGGGAGCTTGTGGCGGGTGCGCTTGGTGCCGATTGGGTCGTTAATATTTTCTTTGGCTAATACGGAAAGGTCAGTTCTTTGCCTGATCTGCTTACGCTTTTCTTTTGAGTCCATTAATTTGAGCCTAATTCATTTTGCTAGGAAGTAAACTATTTTGATCGGAGGTCGGAATGCGCACGTTATATGGACCAGGGCGATTCGTTAACGACCACGAGGCGCGCTGCCCCCCTAGCCCCCCCATCGATTTCATTGAATAAATCCACCGATTCAATTTATTATTCTGCCTGATGACTTGCCCGGCTACCTATTAGACTGACTAATAGTGTAATGATATCAATGGCTTGGGTGGGTAGTTGGTTCGGTGGTTCGAGACAAGAACCATGCCAAGTCAGGATCATTAGTAGTTCTTATAAGGTACACTTATTTTGAGGCCGTCTAACCTGGTGTGATCATTGAAGAAAAAACAGAGTTTACATAATTACTATTATCAGACCCATTAGAAATACTTCTAGTATTTGTTTTTATTGGGTTTTTACTTCGGGAGGTTTGCAAAAACATCTCCAGATCGAAAATCCAATGATTCCAGGTACTTACAAGGTCACGTGTGTACATATAATAGAGAGGGTAAAGAGTGCGATTTAAACTAATGCCGTAGCGACCGTATAAAATTTATACAGTGACTAAAAATATTACAAATTTTAGGTGGTGTGTCTTTGGTGATGTATATGAATTCATTAGGTTTTGACTTTGGCATGGTATCTGCATTAGTAAAGGCATCGGC